TTACCTCTAGCTGATTTATGAAAATCTGACATATTATTCTCCTTATTGTTGTGTATACTTATCTTAGAAACTCTCGCCAGTCTAAATTATATTTAATGCTATGAATTCTATGAACATTTAACAAATATAATACAAAACTTGAAACACTAGACCCTCTACCTACACCCCATATTATGTTTTCAGCTAAACAAGTATCGACAAAATATTTTAACCATTGTAATACTTGCATTAAATTTCTATTTTTAAATTCAGCCAATTCTTCAATAACCCTAGTTTGTTCATCTAAGGAGTTGCATTTACTAATGCAATATTCTTGTATATTAAATGTATAATACTGTTCAGGCATAAACCAATGTTGTTGATTAATACTGTCGTACTCTTCAACAGTAGTGTCTAATGTTTCTAAATTTTTAGCAAAGGTTATTTCTGCTATGTTTGATAATTGTAAAAATTCGTAGTTATCTTCAACTACGATATTTGAGATTGCTGACTGATGCCCTGCATACAGGGCATCAAACACATCAGCTTCGTTAAAAATTGGATTTGCAAATTTGTCTAATTTCATGTATGTATTTTAACTTACATTTATTAATTTGTCAAGTCCTTTATTTCTTGATTCCATCACTTTATTCCATTCTTCAGCTTGTCGTCTTCCTACTTCTTCTTTGTAAGAGTCTAATATAGATGAGATTTGGCATTGTACTTCAAAATTTGAAGTCATAAAATACTTTTTTGTTAAATCATTTATTTTAGCTTCAATATCAGCAGTTTTTAATGCTGATAAATTATTTACTAATGGATGCATAATTACCTTAAGTTGGTTTATTAAATTTACCGATATATTTTAAAAATACATTTGCACCGTGATCAACACTCCATGCTTCGATTACATAATATGCATCATTCGTAATTGTTAATGCAGGAAACGACACATCCGGAATTACTGTTCCGCCATTTGATGATGTAATCGAAGTTAACGTTACATCAGTTGACGTTGATGCAGTAAATTGTACTCTAATATTTCCGTATTGCCCGTCGTCTGGCCATTGAATAAATGTAACTGTTGTATCTTGTGCCAACGCATACGCTTGATAAATTCCGTTCCAAAGTGATATGCTTACAGTAACATCACTAACTACGGTTCCGTCAACACCTGGAGTGCTAGTATAGTTACTAGAACCATAGAATTTATTGTATCTGCCATTTACGATAATTCCACCGGCTATATCACTTGTAACTGGATTTACGTTAGTACCATCTAAATTAGTTTTTAATAGTGCTTTATTTTCAAATTGTATAAGTTCGGCTTTGGCTTGTGCCAATGCTAATTGAATTCTCGTAAAATTATCACGGAATCCTTGACTGTCGTTATCAACTCCTGCTACTGGATAGTTAGTAAGAATTGTGTTGGTTATAATACTACTCATATGTGGTTCCTATTATTGAATACAATATATTTATCGGCATCGTAGCCGTTAACTTTAGTTATTGTAAATCTATCAACAGTATAATCAAGTAACTTAAAATCAAAGTTACTATATTTAATGTTTAATAGAATGTCGTTAGCTGTACCATTTTTACAATAACAGATCGGTACTCCTAATACAAAACCTAGTTGTTTTCTATCACCGGGTTGTATAGATCGCATCCATAACGGTAAATAATCCCATTTAACTTTGCCAACATTTGCAATTTGCGATCTCCACATAGAAACATTGTCTTTTGTATACGTAGTATCTTCTAATAACGGATCTACCATATTAACGTAAATCACTTCGTATATTGGAGTTTTAGTACCAGGAATATATGCAATTGCTTTTTGTAAATTTCCAAATTTAAATCGTTTAACATTTTCAGATAATAATTCGTTATACGCTGAAATATGTTTAGTTTCAATACCTGCATATATCACCATTGATAACGTTGATTGCAATCCAAACATTGAATCGTATTGTCTATATAATTTATCTGGAATAAAAATAGATGGGTTATTAATAAATTTAGACCATAATGCTCTATGACTAGGTGTCATATACGGTTTAACATATATGTTACTATAATCAATTTCATTTGGTGTATCAACTGATATTGTAAATGTTTTAGAAATTGCACTAAGCGCATACTGATCATATGCCTCAACTGTAAAATTATAAACACGATCAATCGTAGTACTATTGTTATCAAATGTAGTTTTAGTTGTAGGAGTTAGGTCAAATGATATGATACCATATTTAACATTGGATTTATTAAATGTAGTTGAATTTATTGCTTTTCCGATTTTTGTTGCATTGGCATCAAAAAACGTGTTGTGAGTACGGACACCTAAATTTGGAGTTAAAATATAATCAGTTATGTTAAGGTGTTGTCCAGGTGCCTTCTTTACATTGTAAGTATCAAATGTAACTCGATAGACTGTTGCGTTAACATCAAATACAGTAGTTCTGTTGTCAAAATTAACTTGATTAGAAAATTGTGATACTACTCCTAATATTTCACCGTCATACGATAGTGATAAGCCTGGTGGTAATTTTCCACCCGTTATTACATATGTTATTTGTGCATTTTTTATAGAACTAGCAGCATTAATATTAAATGTCGATATATAACCTGCGTTAATACGTCCTAGGTTTGCCGGTGTATTCCATGTGATGATACTATCAAGTTCGCCTATAATTTTAACAGTAAACGTTCTTGATGCACGATTAGTTTCAGTAGTATCAACATCTCCATATCTAATAGCAGTTACTGTAAACGTGTAGGTTTTAGTAACAGCTGGTTGTACAGGAACACGCCCGTATATTTCGCCTGTTATTAAATCAATGTTCATGTTAGGTGGCAACTTTGTAATATCGTTAATTTCGTAATACACAGCAGTAGTGTCAAAAACATCTAACACCAATGTAACATAATTGTTTGCTCTAAATGTTCCTAAATCAGACGGAGTAAGCCATACCGGAGCTTGAATATATGATACATCAGACGTAAACCATTTAGCATTAGAAACTAATGCCTCAGAATCTGCTCTAAATGTATCAGGATTAACTACGTAAATTTGAAACGTGTGATGCGGCGGCGTTAACGTGTCACCGTCAGTAACTGCTACTACAAATTCGTAAAATCTATTAAGTGTTCGAGGTTGATTTACAAAAAAGAAATCATAACCAATGTAATCATATCGTAGTTCGTCATACCCGTTTTGTCTTTGCTGATTTGCAAAATCATACGGTCCGACATCGTAATACCCGTGATCGTATGTTCCATTTCCTTCAGCAGGTTGTAACGTAGTAACAGATTCAACCACACCGTAAATTTTACCATCAGCAGTAAGTGATAATCCTGGAGGCAACGTTCCTTCAGTAATAAAATAAGTTAATTGTTGACCCGCAATTGTATCAGAATCAACTGCTTCTATTTGATAGTTTACAAATGCATCATCAACAACGTAGAGTTGTTTGTAAATGCCAATATCTAATAAACCTGCAGGCGTTAAAATCACTGGATTATCTGGGCCAGTAATTGTGATAGTAAATGTTCTATCAGATATTTGATTACTGTTACTAGCACGGATACAGAATGAAGAGGTTGTATCTCGCAAAACTTCGTACGGTGTACCAAGAATGCGATTATCACTTAACCATAAGCCGTTAGGCAACTCACCAGATATTTTAGTGTATGTAACACCGTTGTCATTAGCAACAGGTAATTGTAATTCAAAATTAAGGCCTTCTTGAAATGTTCCAAGAGACCCGGAGGATTGTGTCCAAACAGTTAGTGCCATATTTGTTCTCGTTTGCAGTATTTATAAGATTTCTGCGTGTATAATACTTCGCCATAGTTATGATAAATATTAAAAAGAGACTTAACTATGACACATTTATTTACTATTCAAGACGATACTGTTATTATTAATAAATTATCAGTATCCGAAATACACAGTAACCTTGCTATTAAAGGCAATATCATTGCATACGGATCGGTTAATATCAATGGTGATTTATCATCACGTGAGATTACAGCTGATGTTTTGCGAGTTAAAAAATTAATTTCTGAGACTACTGATTTTGGTAACTGGCATGCAAAGACGTTTGACGAACTCAACGGCAAGGGGATTACTTGGAATTGCGATGCAGGATCAGTGCAACTAATTTACCGTACAGGTAATCGTATATGGACAAATAGCAACTTTGACTTATCAGTAGATTCGTCATATATGATTGATAACATTCCAGTGCTAAGTTCAAATAGTTTAGGACAAACTATTACTAGAAGTAACCTTAGACAAGTCGGTGCGTTAACTGCATTATCAGTAATTGGTACTGCATCATTAGGCGGGTTTGCATTCTTTGACGAAACTACTGCAAGGTTAGGATTAGGCACAGACGAACCAACTGCAGCTATTAGTATTTTAGATAATAATGTTGAAATTACTATCGGTAGTCCGGCATCCGGGTTAGCATCGATTGGCACTCATTCAAATCATGATATTGCATTTATTAGTGATAATACTGCTCGCATGACTATAAAAAATTCTGGCGAAATTCACATTAGTGATCAAATTAGTAAGTCAGGAGTTTTACGAGTTTTTGGTTCAATATATGCAGATTCGATAGTATCCGATGTACGGATTAACCGGTCAAGTTCTGTAGAATTTACCGCTACTAAAGACAACAACATTTACGATAAAGGGTTAGAATGGAATACTACTAATTATTCTAAGAAGTTAGTATTAATAGATAATCCATCAAGAGTGTGGACATCTGAATCTATCGACATTGCTAACGAGAGATCATATTTTATTAATGGAGACGAAGTACTTACTAGTAATGCGTTAGGGTTAAAGGTAATAAATTCGTCGTTAGTTACATTAGGTAAATTAACAGAGTTAACAGTAAACGGCAGTACATGGTTAAATGGGTCAGTTACATTAGCAAACCCGTTAACTGTAGATGCAATTACTGTAAGTACTGTTTCTTCAAATGACAGTATATCAATTCTTGCAAATAATACCGATGTAATGTATGCTACTGCAACTGAAATAATTGTAGGGTCAACCAAAGATATGCGCAGGCCAGTTAAAGTATTTGGGCCGTTGTCTATTGGTATTTCTAATCCTGATCCTACTGTTAGTTTATCAGTTAATGGAACTGTAAGTTTTAACAATAAGAAGTTTGTAAATAGTGTAAGTATTCCATCCAACGGATCCTTTTGTAAAGGTGACATTTGTTGGAATGAAAATCCAACAACTAATGGATACGTTGGCTGGATATGTATACAATCGGGCACCCCGGGCGAGTGGAAACCGTTTGGTTTATTAGGAGCGTAATGGATGATGTGAGAAATAAAATAACAGATCATACTGTCGAGTTAGAAGTGATCTATCAGCAGCGTAGATTATGGTTATATGCTAGTTCGTTAGTAGTAGTAGCAGTTATTGGTATTATTGTTAGTTGGTTTTATCTTTCTAGTCTTGATAATAATTTAATTTGGTGGGGAATTATTTCGGTTAGTTTAATAGTTAGTGTAAATTGGTGGTATTGGACAGTTAGTGCAATTGGTAAAATAGTTAGGGCGGTGCATTCTGAATATCAAATATTAAATGAGATTACATCAGATCTTGACCAAATAAAGAGTATTGTGAATTGTAAAGAAACAACTGGCAACAGTCCAGCAGTAGATAGTTGTGCTGATATGAAGAAGTAGGTTGACTTCTTGAAGCAATGATTATATAATATAGCTTTTTAATAGACAGGCAATTATATGAAATGGGAAATAGATAAAGAGTTTCATTTTGAAATGGGACACAGAGTATGGGCACAAAAATTAAATCATGTTGAGTTAAGTATTTCAACTGACTGTGCCTGCAAGCATTTACACGGACACAGCTATTCAATTAAAGTATTTTTAGGTTCTGATACGTTAGATCATTCAGAAATGGTTACAGACTTTAAGAATTTAAACTTTATGAAACAATTTGTAGATGATGTGCTAGATCATAAGTTTATGATTGATATCAATGATCCAAACTTTAAGTTAATTACAGGTAACGAATGGAGCAAAGCCAAACACCCATTTGCAAACTTTACTAACTTAGGAAGTTACAACTGGGTTGGATTAACTGAAGGTGAACAATTACATTATAACAGTTTTGTACTAGTAGATTTTGTACCAACTAGTGAAAACATTTGTAAGTATTTGTTTGAATATGCTCAATCACGTATAGGTGATGTAGCAAAGGTTACTGCAGTTGAGCTGTGGGAAACTCGCAAAAGCCATTGTAGATATACAGGATAAGAAAAAAGGCAGCGTAAGCTGCCTTTTTTATTGATTACATAAATTCTTCTTTAAACTGGTCAAACAGTTCAAATGATGCTAGGTTCTTAGCTTTAGATTCCGCCATCATGTTACCCCATTCAAGATGTGTTAGTGCCCATCTGTTAATATCTTTATTTGTATAAAAATCACTATGAGCTCGTAATTTACTTTTAGAAGTAGATTCAAGTAATGTTTCCATAGTTGTCATACCAGTACGAGGTATTAATTCTGATTTTGATTGACTGTAATGGAATGTTGGTCTAACACCTTGCCAACTTTCAAGTACACCTTGTATTCTAGGATCAGATGCTTTTATATATTCGCCTGTTTTAATAAAATGATGATGTATATCAAGCACGATACCAACCTTGTCTTTCAAAGCTAACAACTCATCTAACCCTTGTTGGTACTCGTCGTTCTCTAATGTTAAGCAGTTACGCAGTTCTGGACTCATTCGTTGCCATGCAGCATCAAAACCTGCTATGCCACGTCTACCACTAACATGTACATTAATCTTAAGATCTAATTTAGACTGACCGAATCCCATAAATCTTGCCATGTCAGCATGATATTCAAGTTCTTCCAAAGATCGAGTAATGACATCATCTCTGTCGCTAGCAATGCAGACAAACTGACCAGGATGAAAACTGAGACGAATATTAGCATCTTTAGCATATTGTCCAATCTTAGATAAGTTTTGTTCGATAATTTTAATTCTTGATGGTTCTTGCCAAAAGCTGCGATATAACTCATGAGTATACATTGGAATAACATCAGACCCAATACGAACCATACGTAAGTGTTCATCTAAAGTACCTACCTTTCTAATGAGATTAGAAGTTGCTGTGAGATTTTGCATTGCAATGTCCCACAACTTTTTTTCTGCTACTTGTGTAGATTGGCGTCCTAACCATGCAACTGTAGTAGCACCCATATTTAATTCTTTAACAGATTCAAATCCAGTTTTAGTTCTATTAACATATTTGCAAGCAAATCCAATTTTTTTCACAGTAGCACCTCTTAGTTAATATAAAGTATTATAATAACATACTTGTGCAAATATTGCAAATTTATATGTATCTACTATACCTTATCTTTTTTAGGACGACCTTTTTTCTTAGTTGGTAACGGTTGTACAAGTTGTACAATTTTTGCAGGTTCAGATTTAACTTGTTTAGGGTTGGTTTTCTTAGCTGCAGGTTTAACTCCTTTAGCTACTACTGGATCTTCAACTAAGTTAACTTCTTTTAATTGTGTTGCTTTTGGTTTGCGTGTCTTTGGTTTTACATCTTCCAATTTAACTTCTTTAATGACAATACTTTCACCAATATCAGTATGTACTAAGAACGGACATTTTGATTCTACTTCAGTGTTAGTTGGTTTTCTTTTAAATAATGATTTAATAAATTTAAACATAAAATCTCCTTTTTCATATTTATAATTGGCCTAATGTCTTTAGACTACTAACTGGCATTTCCCATATTTTTCTTCGTTCAACTCCTTTTGATTGTGCAAATTTTTTAGCATCACAATTACTGCAAACATGATAGAATTGGTTAGACAATCTTGCAGGATCCATTGAACCTTTTTCACGATTAAAAATTGTACTACAACTATCACATCGTAAAATTATAATAGTTTTCTTTCGAACATATGTATGCTCTACACCTAGTTTACTAGTGCGAGCATATAATGTTGTTATGTATTCAGTAGAGATGACCATATTGTATTTACATTAAGATTATAAAATTTTTTTGATAAATACCATAAACGATATGTTCACAGAAGGGGTGTAACTTAATATGGCAAAACAGATAATCGATATCGGGGTACAAGGAAACGACGGAACTGGCGACAGTATACGTGACTCGTTTCGTAAAGTTAACGAAAACTTTAACGAAATTTATAGTATTTTTGGCCAAGGCCGCATAACATTTTCACAGTTAGGTGATGGTACTGAATACTCCGGAAATCAACTTATTATGGGTAGTGTAGACGGCAGTACATTAACTGCTAGAACTATTATTCCGGGCACAAACATTGATATTGTTATTGCAGATGACGCTGAAAGCAATGCGCATACTGTAACTTTTTCATCACGTGCAGCAAAAATTTCAGATGATATTTCACCTGAAATTAAATTTCCACTTAATATAAACTTAAAGCCAATAGGTCGGGTGCCTGATCCAAGCCAAGAAATAGTTGATGCATTTAATCTAGTGTGGGATGCACAAACAACATTTGACCAATTACCAGTTAACGTAGGGTATGCTAATCGAAATTATGTTCGATTAACTGCAGACGGTACAATCGGTATAGTAGATTCAACAGGTGTTATTGTACCAGGACCAGTTAATGCACGAAATGAACCAACATTACCTGATACTACAAATCCTGCATACGATTCAACGTTAAGCGGCAACTATTTGTCAACTGAAGTTTTACCTCGTAAAAATGCAGTGTATCGTGGCGGTGATACTATGACCGGTCCGCTATATCTAAGCGATCATCCTAAAGATCTAGCCGGAGTAGTTGGAGCTAATACTAAAGAAGATTTACAAGCAGCTACTGCATTTTATGTGGATAACAAAACATTTACAAGTACTGTTAATTTATTTGTTTCAACAAGTGGTGACGATTTACAGTCAAGAACACCGGTAGGCAAAGAAGGAAGATATTGGAACTATGCGTTTAAGTCATTTGGTAGTGCATTATTACATGCCCAATCGTTAATATCAATTGCAAGTCAAGAACCAGGCCCTTATAAACAACGTGTATCGTATACTGTCGGGCCGGATCAAAGTTTTTCAACAATTCAAAAAGTTACATTAACCGGCGGAAATAGCGGAACTGCTAGTTATGTGTCGGCCTTTAATTTATTGCAAGCAAATCGTGAGTTTATTCAAGCTGAAACTATTGCATACATTAATAAAAAATATGTTAATCCGTATGTATATAATCATGCCGAACTTGCATCTAAAATTTCATCGTTGTTAACAAGCATTGGAAACGATGTGTTATTAGGTTCTACAAATCCAAATTCAAGTGTATCAGGTACTAATTACAATTCATACTGGGAAGGTGTGAGTTACATACACGATTATCCAACTAGTGATGGATTAATACAGTGGGTTGAAACAATTAAGTTTGTAAGAGATCAAATTATTGATTTTTCATACAACCCCGCAGCATTACAAACATATACTGGACAAATAATTGATGCACTTGCATATGATGCATTATTTCAGTCAAATTATCAAAGTATCCAAGCAGGTATTGCATTTAAAAATGCTAATACTAAAATAAGTGCTACTGAGTTAGCATCAATGTTAACTGTTAATCCAATTACATTAGTTTCTGCAGTATGTAATGGGTCAATTATAACAATAACGTTTGCTACACAATCGTCAATAATTTACCCAGTAGGTAGCCGTGTTCATATTAATGCAACGTTTACAAGCAAAACCATTACGACATCTCCGGTTACATTAACATCGTTAAGCGGTGGGGCAGTTATTTCTTACATTGTGACTGCTGCTACTGCGTCGTCAATTAGTTTTGATAAAGGCACTACGGGATTAATTGTTGATCAATTTACCGTAGTTGGCACAATTGATAGACACAATTTAATTAATATTTTATTGTTAACTCCGGCAGTTAAGAATTTGCCAGTTGCAACTGCGTTAATCAAAGCAAACACTAAATTAATAGCAGAATATGTTGTTGATGGCATATTACCAAATGTAAGTTATCCTGCACAACTTACACCGTTAGGCAAAGCAGTTTCATTTACTGATTCGGGTGACTTAGTTACATTATTAAATCACAGTTTTGCAAATGGTGATATTATATCATTTGAACAAATATCAATAACTACTGGCATTTCAATTCAAACTAATTATTATGTAGTTAATAGAACAACTAACAATTTTAAATTAGCAACGTCATTAGGCGGCAGTGCAATCCCGTTAACTACTAATGGAACTGGTAGACTAACCTGGGATCCAATTGGACATGCATCAGCTAAACAGCTATTGTTAGAAAATATTGCATTTATTCAAGCAGAAACATTAGCATTTTTAAGTTCTGAATATCCAAATGTAATATATGATAGAGCATTATCTAATCGAGATGTAAAATATGTTATTTGGAGTTTAGTATACGATTTAACATACGGTGGAAACAGTCAAAGCGTGTATGCTGCTAAACAATACTGGCCTACACCAACTACTAGCTACCTTAATTCTTCAGAAAAAGAAGCATGCATTGCGGCAATTAGGAATATATCTAGTTTAGTACGGCCTATTATTGCAAACGATATTGTAGGAGTTACATATCAGCAATCAGTTAGGCAATACAGAAATGACACATTACTGCAGGGAGAAGTTGCAACTGATTCAGTAACTAACAATGTTGAGTTGATTGCAACTATAGTAACTGACTTTTTAAATGTTCCAGTAAGCATTGCGTATCCAAATATTTTAACCAGTGCAGTTGAATTACAAACAGTGTTTACTGCAATTGAAACTACTCGTAGTGTTTATACTACTGGATTAACTACATCAACTTCGTGGTATATGGATCAGTTTTACCCAGTAATTAATGATACTGACAATCAAGATAAGATTGCAACGTTATTTCAAACAATTATTGATATTGTTGAATCTGGTTCTGTACCAACACAATTACCAAGTTATCCATTATTAACAGTAACAGTTAATACTGGCATTACTACTGCAATGATATCACAAGCAAGATCAATACTTACGTATTCAGTAATTAGTACTATTGCAACAGACACTGTTAGCGGTCCTGGCGGAATTGTTGCTACATACGGTCCTGGTACTGCATCTAATATTACAATCAATGTTCCAAAACTTATACAAGAAGTTAACAATATTGTTGTTGCAATTTGTTATGATATAACATTTGGCGGAACTACTGCAAGTTTTCGTGCAGCTCAACAACTTAGCATTATTGGATCTACCCTTATTACTCAAGACGTGATTAATACTGCAAGAACTAAAACATTATCGTATATTACTGGTAATATAACCGGCGATACAACAAACAAAGTTGCGTTGTTAATTGATACTAAATTTAATTCAATTATAGGAGTATTAAACTTATCAGTTACTGAAGCAGTGCCTGTTAATTTAGAAACATTTGTTGGTAGTACATACACTACATCAATTCGGTTGCGTAATTTAATTTTATCTAATATTACTGCAATTACTACTAGCACTACAACATATGTGTCTGAAAAGTTTGCAGGTGGATTTGTATATGACGAATCACGCTGTTTTAGAGATATAGGTAACATTATTGACGGGTTATCAATTGATTTAATTACTGGAGGAACGTTACAGTCAGTTACCTCTGGAAAAAGTTTTTATAAAAATGCAAGCGCAAGAACTATTGCAGTTGGAGGAACACATTATTTACAATCACTAGATGCATTGCAATTTGCAACTAGAGTTGGTTTACAAGTGTTAACTAAAACTTCTGCAATCAGGTATCAACTAATTGCACAAGTATATTCGTTCTCATCTATATCGCAATGTCCGTCTGCATCAATTGGAGTAACTGGCACAACTACTAGTGTCACTGACGAAACAACACAAGATGAATTTTTATCAGGTATGCAAACTATTACTAATATTATCCAATTTGGTATAAGTGCAGCATCAACACCGTCGTACGGTACTGGCATATGGCATATTGCTGTTGATAATGGCGGCCGTGGGTTCGTAGATCAAGGATCTCCGTTAAACAATGATATTTTTCCTGCAAAAGTAGTAGTAGGCGTCGGCGCGCCAGCAGTTGGTGTAACTCCGTCAATTATAGCATCTGAGGCGTATGCAAGTATTGTAAAATATGCACCAGGTGAAGATACATCCGGTGTTGGTGTATTACCAGATGTTGACACTATTCAAGTTCGGTTAACTAAACCGGGATTTTTTAAAGTTAACGAACAATTAGAATTTGGCGAAACTGTTCAAGATTTAAATATTACAATTTTTGTTGAAAGCGGTATTTACTACGAAGATTATCCATTAAGACTTCCACCAAACGTTTCAATACGTGGTGATGAAATGCGTAGGACACTAATTCGTCCTAAAGATCGAATCAGTCAAAGTCCATGGCGTAAAATATTTTTCTATCGCGATGCAGTTATTGATGGTTTAGAAGTTGGGTTAGTTGATTACACTGGAACAAATTACGCTCCTGAAGGTATCACTGCAACACTTGATGGTGTTACTAATAAGATTGTTGTTACTCTAAGTGACAATTATCAAGCATTGTTAAGTTGGGTTGGAAAAGTTGTTGCCGATACCAATGTTACTAATGGTAATGCAAAACGAGGTAAAGCCGTAATTGACTCTGTAAGCGGTAATACGTTTAACTGTACAGTAATTTATCCGTTTACAAATGCCGGTTTATATGAAGCCAATGATTGGAAAATATTTGGAACTATCAATTATGGACGTCATTATTTAACTAATCCATTAGATGTAACAAGTACTGCTAAGAATAATAAATTAATTGACGTATTCTTATGTAATGAAGGAAATCGTATTATTGGTGTTACATTCCAAGGACATGGCGGATTTGGTATGGTACTTGATCCAGAAGGTAACATTAAAACTAAGTCTCCTTATATTCAAGAATGTTCTAGTTTTTCACAAAGTAACAACTATAAACGATTTGCTGGCGGGATGTTCATTGACGGATTTGCCGGAAGGGTATATGGAACTATTACTCAAATTGAAGACTACGGTCTTACTATAACCGTAGTAGGTGAAACAAATAGTGGTCTTGATATTAGGCCACCTCAACCTCCATGTTCGTTTTATGTAAGAGGTAAACGATATCAGATTGATGATATTGTAAGTTTTGATGCAACATCTAAAACTGTAGTATTACGATTAAATACGTCAACTACTTATATGTATGACCCAATCACACAAGCTCTTAGTTATGATGAGGTTAAAGCACAGAGAGATGTAGGATATGTGCTTGATGCTGCTGCAACTGATGTTATTTTAGGAACTAATTATCGTTCAGTACATGCCGGTAGAGCATTCTTAAGACCTTATTCAAGTGCGTTGATTGGCGGATTGCAAGATTTAACAGTTGCAGGTATTAATAAGGCTACATCACTAGGTAATGAATATTTTTCAAATACATCTATTTTAACAGATAATGTGCGTGTAGTAACAAGTATGCTATCGAATGGGGTAAATGCAACTCCAACATTAACATGGTCAACTAGTGCAACTGCTGATAACAATAAAGTTCGTGATATTATTCAACTTAATAAGTCATTTATTAACTCAGAAATTAGTTCGTGGATTGCAAGCAATTTTACACTTAGTAACTATCCGCAGTACAACGTGCTAACTAGCGAACGTGATATTGGGTATATTGTTGATGCAATTACTTATGACGTGTTCTATGGCGGTAATAGCCAAACCTACGATAGTGCAATTTCTTTTTATTTTAATGGTACTGCTATCATTCAAGGTATAACTTTAGTATGCGCAGGTGCACAAACACGGTTAAAAACTATACTTGGATACATCATCAATGCTAACACTAGTTGGATTAAATCTCCTGGCAACAATTTAACACAAATTACCGCAAACCCACCTAGTTCCCCAGCTAGCTATGTTACTTCAGTTAATTCATTGTGTGATCTGTTAATTGATTACATTGCAGATGGTGCGTTTACATCTGCCCCAACTGTTGTATTTCCAACGTTAGCAGCTGGGGCAAATACTACTGCATATAACACAATGACTGCTGCAATGACAACTGTTGCAACAACCGTAACAACTTTCTTAAATAACGGTGCTAACTTAAGAGTTAATTTA